ACAAGAGAAAGGGTGACATTCTGAAGGAGAGTAGGCCAAAGGATGGCCCCGATACTATCAACAATAACCTTGTGATTGCCACTCCCGCAGAACTTCAGAAGATGTTAGCCGGAAAAACAGATGGCGACTAATCCTACAGCATTTCGCGGCAACGCGAACATCAAAAAGAAGGATATCCGCATCCCTTGGTCCAAGGAGATGCTTAAGGAGTGGCATAAATGCTCCGAAGACCCTATCTATTTTGCTGAAGAATATATTAAAGTGGTGCACGTTGACCGTGGGCTCGTGCCCCTGAAGCTATACCCATACCAGAAACGCATGATCCAGAACATGCATGAAGGCCGCTTCAGTGTATTCAATACGGCGCGGCAGTGCGGTAAGTCAACGGCGGTGATTGCATACATCCTCTGGTACATCATTTTCAATGCAGACAAGACAGTCGCACTGCTTGCCAATAAGGGCTCCACAGCACGCGAACTCCATGGACGTATTCAGTTGGCATTCGAACATCTGCCGAACTGGCTGCAGCAGGGCGTGACTGAATGGAACAAAGGCTCCACGTGGCTGGAAAACAACTCACGGATCATTGCTGACTCCACATCTGGGGATGCCATCCGGGGCTTCTCAATCAACCTTCTGTTCATTGATGAGGCCGCCCACATTGATAATTGGGATGAGTTCTTTACCTCTGTGTTTCCGACGATTTCATCTGGTGAAACAACAAAAGTCATTCTTGTATCCACACCAAATGGATTGAACCACTTCTATAAGATTGTCATCAATGCCCGTGAAGGTCGAAACCAGTATAAGCTTGTTGAGGTAATGTGGTACGAAGTACCGGGACGCGGTGAAGACTGGAAGAAAGATACTCTTGACGGTCTCAACGGAGACACCGAAAAATTCGCACAGGAGTACGAGTGTGAGTTCCTTGGGTCCTCCGGTACCCTGATCTCAGGTAAGAAGCTCAAGGAGCTTGTACACCTGACTCCGATACATAACGGAGATGGGTTCCACATCTACAAGGAACGGGAAGAGGGTCACAACTATGTGGTCATCTGTGATGTTTCACGTGGTAAGGGGCTCGACTATTCAGCACTGCACGTGATCGACGTGTCGGACATGCCGTATAGGCAGGTTCTGACCTATAGAAGCAACCAGATTACCCCGACAGATTATGCCGCAACCATTTATCGTATTGCTGGTACATATAATAACGCTCAAATCCTAGTAGAGATCAATGACATTGGCGAGCAGGTACCAACCCTCATATATGAGGAGTATGAGTATGAAAATGTTTTGGTGACACAAAATAATGGTCGCGCCGGGAAGACACTGGGCTGGGGTTGGTCCAAAAAGGCCGACAAGGGCGTCCGCATGACCAAGAATGTGAAGGCCCAAGGCTGCTCCAACCTGAAGCTACTGGTGGAACAGAACCAGCTTATTATCAATGACTATGAGACCATTTACGAGCTTTCCACATTTTCCAAGAAAGGTGCCAGCTTCGAAGCAGAACCCGGTCACCATGATGATCTGGTTGACGGTCTGGTGCTTTTTTCATGGCTGACGACACAGCAGTTCTTCAAAGAACTCACTGACATCAACACGCTACGGGAACTCAGAGACAAAACAGAGCAAGAAACTGAAGATGATCTGGTACCCTTTGGCATCATCTACGATGGTCGTGACGACACTGATATCAATAAAATCAAGTACTTCTCCAAGGCCAAAAAGAACTGGGTGTGGTCCGATGAAGAGGAAGGTGATATTTGGGACCCCCGCGAAGCAGATTATGATTCTTATAAATACTAGCAAAGAAATACAAAATTCCGTGCTAAGGAGATAATCAATGGCTTTTCAGGTTTCGCCCGGTATCAATGTATCAGAAATTGATCTGGCTACAGTTATTCCTGCAGTTTCTACGACTGAGGGTGCCTTGGCTGGTGTTTTCCGTTGGGGTCCGCTCGAAAAGATCGTTCTCTGCTCTTCGCAAGACGATTATGTATCCCGTTTTGGCAAGCCCACCAATCACAACCCAGAAACATTTTTTACTGGTGCAAATTTCTTAGATTACGGTAACGCATTGAATGTTGTGCGTGCCGCTAATACCACTGATGAATCTGGTGTAACTGGCGTATTGACTGCATTTGCCAACTCTGGTGCGGTCGCATCCAATACTGGTGCTCTGGTCAAGAATGAAGACCACTATGAGACCGTCACGTTTGACGCTGACATTGAATATGTTGCGAAGTATCCGGGTGCCATGGGTAACTCCCTGAAGATTTCTGTATGTGATACTGCTAATCAATATACCAGAACCATGAACCTTGCGTCTTATTTGACTGATGCAAACGATGCTTCTGTGGACACTGCCACTCTCGCATTCGCGGTCGGTTCAAATTCTGCGACTCTTACTGTCGTGGCAAACGATGCCACTTACGGTTCGGCTTCTGACATTGCTTCAAATATTACTGATGATCTGATTGTCGGTGACATTATCGAATCCGGTAACGCTTCAATTGGTAAGCAGTACATGAAAATCAGCGCAATCGGTGTACCGTCTGCGGTGGGATCAAATGCTCAAGTTACAATTAGCCTTGAAGACAAATATGGTCTTTCGACGGCCTTTAGCACGTCCACTCCTACCCGTTATTGGGAATACTGGAACAACGTCGATGCTGCTCCGGGTCAATCTACCTTTGTGACAAACCAAGGTAACACTTCTGCCAATGATGAACTTCACGTGGTTGTTGCAGACCAAGATGGTCTGTTCACGGGGGTTCCGGGTACCATCCTTGAAGTCTTTGCGGGTCTTTCGAGAGCCACGGACGCCAAGACGGATAACGGCACTGCCAATTATTATAAGACGGTCATCAACCAGAACTCTAGATACGTTTGGTGGGCTTCTGATCGCAGCACTGCGGTATCCAATACAGCCCTCAATGTGGCTTCTGGTACAGACGGCACTCCTTTCACCAAGTCGTTCATCAATGGCTCTGATGGTGCTGGCGAAGGTACCGTACCTATTGGTATTGTCACGAGTGCATATGACAAGTTCCGATCTGATGAGGTCGACGTTGCTCTGATCATGACGGGTAAATCCCGTGGTGGCACAAACGGTGAGCAACTCCCGAACTATCTGGTGGATAATATTGCCGAATACCGAAAGGACTGTATTGTCCTTTGCTCACCCGACTACGCTGACGTGGTGAACAACACTGGTCTTGATGAGGAGCAGGACGTGAAAACGTTTGCCGACTCGTTGAGAAGTTCTTCATATGGCGTCTGCGATTCCGGGTATAAATACCAATACGACAAGTACAATGATGTCTATCGTTATATCCCACTGAACGGTGACGTTGCTGGTCTTTGTGCCAGAACGGACCTTGCCAGAGACCCTTGGTGGTCTCCTGCTGGGTACAACCGTGGTCAGATCAAGAATGTTGTCCGCCTTGCGTGGAACCCTGAAAAGGCCGAACGGGATGTGATCTACAAGGCTGGTGTGAACCCAGTCGCTACGTTCAGAGGTCAAGGAACCGTATTGTACGGTGATAAGACCAAGCTTGCGAAGCCTTCGGCTTTCGACCGCATCAACGTTCGTAGACTGTTCATTGTCCTTGAGAAAGCGATTGCGACTGCGGCGAAGTTCACGCTGTTTGAATTCAACGACGAATTCACTCGTGCCCAGTTTGTCAATTTGGTCGAGCCATACCTGAGAGACGTACAGGGTCGACGCGGCATCACGGACTTCCAAGTGGTCTGTGATGGCTCAAATAACACTGGTGAGGTAATCGACCGGAATGAGTTCGTGGGTGACATCTACATCAAACCCGCTCGGTCTATTAATTTTATCCAGTTGAATTTTGTGGCAGTGAGAACGGGTGTAGAATTCACAGAAATCGTTGGGCAGTTCTAGAGGAGCCATTAAATAAGATGAGACTAGCTAGAAAAGCACGTAAGGAGAGATAAATTGGCCTTCAATATCAACGAAATTAAAGCAGAGCTTCAGGCTGGTGGCGCACGTCCTTCCCTCTTCCAAGTGCGTATCCAAAACCCCGTCAATCCTGCTGCTGATGTCAAGCTTCCTTTCATGTGTCAGGCTGCTTCACTTCCCGGTTCGATTCTTGGGGTGGTTGAGGTACCTTACTTCGGTCGGAAGATTAAGCTGGCTGGCGATAGAATTTTTCAGGAATGGGCAGTTACCATCATCAACGATGAGGATTTTCTCATTCGTAATGCGATGGAAGAATGGTCCGGTGCGATCAACAAACATAGGTCTAACGTCAGAACGGGCGGTGCCCCGATTGACTATAAGTCCAACGGTCAAGTGATCCAGTACTCCAAGGAGGGTGTTCCCATCCGTGAGTATAGTGTTGAGGGTCTGTGGCCGCAGGACATTACGCCTATCGAAGTTGACTGGAATGCAACGGACACGCTTGAGCTTTTCCAAGTCACGTTCCAATACGATCTGTGGGAAGTTTCTGGTGGCGTAACAGGGAACGCTGGCGGTTCCTCGTAATTCACTGCTCAGTGAATATTATGGTTTTAGCGAATATAGGGGTAGTGTAAATGGAACTATTTGGTTTCACAATTTCCAAAAATCAGTCCAAAGCAGAGGCTGATGAAGAACAGAATCGTAAGTCGTTCGTACCTCCTACGAACGACGATGGCGCTGTTATCACCCAGACAGGTGGTATCTACGGCACTCACGTCGATCTTGACGGTACAGTCCGTACTGAAGCAGAACTCATCACACGATATCGTACCATGTCGCAGGACCCCAACATCGACATGGCAATCATTGACATCTGTAACGAAGCCATTGTGGATACAGATGATGATGAGACCGTTACAATCAATCTGGATAGCGTAAATACCCCAGACGAGATCAAGGATTTGATCCGTGCTGAGTTTGATAATATCCAGACCCTTCTGAATTTCCAAGAAGATGCATACGAACTCTTCAAGAGATGGTATATTGATGGTCGTATATACTACCATACGATCATCAACGAAAAAAATCCTGCCGAGGGCATCAAAGAACTTCGCTACATTGACCCGCGCCACATCAAGAAAATCAGGGTAATGGACAGAAAGCGGGTAGAGGGCTCTCAGGGAGCCACTGCCATGGCTATTCACGTCATGAAGGCCGAATACTACGTCTATTCACCTGCGGGCTTCCTGAAGAAGTCTGGATCAGTTGGGACCAGTGAAAATATTGAAGGTCTCAAGATTGCCAAGGACTCGATTCTATTCTCTACGAGTGGTTATCTTGATCCGCAAGGTAAGATGATCCTTGGGTATCTCCACAAAGCCATTCGACCAATGAACCAGCTTAGAGCCATGCAGGACTCGCTGGTCATCTACCGCATCTCACGTGCACCAGAGCGCAGAATTTTCTATGTTGATGTTGGCGGTCTTCCCAAGCCAAAAGCTGAACAATATCTTCGTGACCTGATGTCCCGGTTCAAGAACCGTACCGTGTATGATTCCGCCACTGGTGAAATCCGTGACGACCGGAAGTTCATGACGTATCTTGAAGACTTCTGGCTCCCTCGTAGAGAAGGTGGTAAGGGCACTGAGATCACAACACTTCCCGGTGGTCAGAACCTTGGCGACATTGAAGACGTGGTGTTCTTCCAGAACGAACTCTTCAGATCACTCAACGTTCCTATTACCCGACTGCAACCAGAATCCCAGTTCAACCTTGGCCGCGCCACAGAGATTTCAAGAGACGAAGTCAAATTTGCCAAGTTCATTGTGCGTCTGCGTGCGAAATTCTCCCAAATCTTCATCAAACTTCTGGAAAGACAGCTTGTACTGAAGGGCATTTGTACCCTCAGAGACTTTGAAGACTGGAAGCGTGATATTAAATTTGATTATGCGATTGATAACTACTTCGAAGAATTGAAGAACATGGAGATCACTCGTGATCGAGTGGGGCTTGCCAAGGACATGGAAGATTATCTGGGTCGATACTATTCCAACGCATACATCCGTAAGAACATTCTGAAGCAATCTGATGAAGAGGTCAGACAAATCGACATGGAAATTCAGATGGAGATGCAACCACCCGTGGCTCCAGAGGGGATGGCTGGTAATTCCGAAGCAGAAGCGGAAGAGCCTACACCAGAAGCAGAAGCAGAAGGTATGCCTCAACCCAACAGGCGAAAGAACAAGAGCCCAGTGGACAGTCCCATGAAGGACTCCAAGACTAAGGTGGAGACGGTTTCACCCAGTGCAGGTATTATAGAAGAAGATTACGAGACGGTAGAAGAGATCACTCCTGAAGATCATGAATTGATTACTTCAATGAGTAAGTTCATCGACACACTGAGTGAAGAAGATGAAGATTGATGAGACCTCCCTCGCATCCATCATTGCAGTCTGTAAGAAGTACATCGACAAAAGATTTCGAGGTCTTCAAGAGCAGGTAGGTCCCAGAGGGGACAAGGGGGACAGAGGTCCTCGTGGTGATCGCGGAGACAAGGGTGAGCCGGGTTTACCCGGTATGCAGGGTATAGAAGGCCCACGGGGGCGTGAAGGTCCACAAGGTGTGCAAGGTCCAGAAGGTCCTGAAGGCCCACAGGGGGCCGCTGGAGAGCCCGGAGAGCAGGGTCCTAGAGGTGACAAGGGAGACACAGGTGAGCAGGGTAGTCAGGGAGAACGTGGGGAGCGTGGTTTACCCGGTGAGCGCGGGAATGACGGTAAGGATGGAAAGACAGGCGAACGGGGAGTTGCTGGTGACAGAGGTCCTGAAGGTCCACGAGGTGCTCCCGGCAAACGAGGTGAGAAAGGTGACGCGGGTAAAA